GGGAGCCATTAGCTCGTTTGTTAATCACTTTTTTCATCTTATGTCCTTTCAAATGGAAAGAGGGGGCCACGTAACATACGCAGCCCCCAATGGTTAGAATCAGCAGATAAGAGAATAATCTCATCACGCTGGGACTCCGACAAGGTCGGTAAAGTCGATCACGTGAGTTTTCTGAATATGAGGCTCAACGGCACCACAAGAATCGTCGTAACAACCGATTTCCCACAGCTCATAATCACCTGGATGCTTACCATATTGATGATCCGGATTGTTAGCCAACTCACCAAAGGCTCGACAAGCCACGCCCGTATTGTGCAAAAAAACAGGAGCATTGTAAATTTTGGCTTTTCTGTCAAACACACTGTAAATTTTCGTCTTCATTTTCGTAAGTCCTCACTAACCGAGATAGTTTTGATTGCAACACCTTCTCACGAACGCGAAGGCGAGCAGCTGTATTATCGTCAGAATTCAGCATACAATCCAGCTTTCTCTTATTCTTAACTTTGAGAAAGTCCTCTGGATGGCTTAATTCATACATATTGTCGTAAAATCGAGGCGTTTTGAACGATTTTCCTCCCGAAGTTACAAAGTCTTTCGGGTACACGGAGGAAGGGTTTTTTTTGAACCAGGACGCGGCGATCCCTGGCCGACGAGACATAGTCGTGTATTCCGGTTGGAGTTGGTATTCTTCCCCGGTCTGTAGGTCGTACCGTTTGTAATAATCTTCGGCGAGCTTCCCGTTCATTTTCTTCAGGATATAGCGAGCGACGTAGGCAGCAGAGTCGACAGTTACATGACCTACCATTGAATATCCGAACGGCCATAATTTCTCCAATTCTTGAGAGCGGTAGTAGTGATTTGCACCCCGACTTTCGAGAAGTACCTTGTCAGGGAAATCAAAGTTAAATATACAAGCGTGGTGGTGAGGGCGAGAATATTTAGACCCATACTCACCACAATGAAAGTACCGAATAGGGTAGTGATGCTCAGTGGAGTCGAGTTCATCGGGGGTGACAACATAGCCAGTACCTTTCGAGACAGGTTGTAAACCTTCAAAACGTTTGCGAAGACGTTTCATAAAGTTTTGGAAGTCAGACTTAACTAAAGTTCCACGAGAGTTGATAGTACCCTCGTTAAAAGTAAGAGTAATAAAACAGTTATTGTCATAGAGAGAGCTTTCATGGATACAGCGGATAGCCCATGATTTAGAACGATCCATGCGACATCCAATACAGTTTGAACAAGGGAGAAGGAGTGTCTCGAAAGGGCAGTCAGATACGTCGGAGTGGTTGAAACAAATCACAGATTTGCCATTATCGGTTTTTTTATTGATTGCCCGGTAGGCTTTGATTGGGTAATAACAAGTCATACAAAACCTCCGTAATATTATCCGAAAGGGGGACGCCCCTCCAACCGAAAATAGGTCAGCCCTCAATTGCTTGCGCAGGGCCGACGCGATTTTAGGCCGAAGGGGCTACAGCCCTCACTCTTTTGTGTTAGAGTCGATAACCACCACGCATAGGCGAAGAACGCAAGTTTCTGCGATTGCTCCCACTTGTGCGTTTGAACAGTTTTCGACTCCGACTGCGTTTCATACGTTTTCGTCTCATTTGAGATCCTCCATAAGTTGAAAGAGTTCTTTAGTTTCGGCCTCACTCAGGCCCATAGTAGCACCTTTACGTTGTAGATGCTCCATTTTGCGGTTCTTCCAATTGGGATAGATACCGGAGTTCATTTTACTGGCAATTGATTTCTTAGGAACCGCTTTACTGGCACTAGATGTGGTACCGCGCAATTTAGTACGGAGATTGGCGATACCTTTTCTGAAGCCGCCAAAGACATTTTTCGCCGTATTGCCTAAGCCAGTGATAATCGAAGCAGCTTCATCACCAACACCAGTTTGAGAGTTGAGCCGCGACGCGTCCGTCATGTCCTGCATCCACTTAGGAAGACTATTGTAGAAATTCAACATGTTTTGATCCAGGGTAGCAGAGACATTAGCTTTCGCAGTATTAGCCCTTTGTAGGGCAGAAGAAGCACCACGCGAGATCCCGGCAGACATGTCCGGCAGCGAAGGCGCAGAACCGGTAGGAGTTGAAGCACCTTTTCCACCGGCAGAAAGAATAGGGTTAAGCCCAGCCGCACGCAGGTCGGCAACCTCGCGTTGGTGGGCAGTATTAGACATCCGCTCCTGAAATTTGCGATTGAATGTCGCTTCATCGGAGGCCTTTTTCGCCGTAAGAGCAGAAGCACCGAGGCCACCCAATGGGGACCCCACGGCAGAATTAACAGTTCCAAGTACGTCTTTGAAAAATCCCACTTGTACACCTCCTAGAAATGATCCACAAGACCAGGAACGCTATAAACAGGCATCGGTCTAGTGGCGGAAATGTCGAAGAACGCATCGAATGTAAAAGTTGGTTCGTCCACGACGGCAACCACACGCTCGATCGGCATGTTTTCTTCGATGAAATCCTTGTTAAGTACAGGAAGCGCCGAAAAATCCTGAGAAAGGTGCCAGACATCGAGAGAAGTAGGGTCAACAGAGCGCATCTTGCCAGTAATCATGGAAGGAGCATAACGGTATTCGGCCCACCTTTCCTGATAGCCGAAAACCTCAAGATCCTCAGCAGTGTTTTGAGCGTAGATTTCCTGATTAAGGACGGCTTGCTCACCCAAATGGGACAACGCCGGCCAAAAGAAATCATACTTCGTAGAACGCGACCACATTTTATTTAGAGCGGTCTGGTAAGTAATATCAGCTCGGATTTGCACAAAACCAAAAACGTAACCATGCTCCACGAACGACTTCGTGAAACCAACTCCAGATTGCGCATGGTACCCAACAGCACCGAGAGTACCAAGCGGAGATCCAGATTCGAGTGTTTGTGTAGTTTGAGCCACAGGAGTAACCTGGATTGGACGGGAACCGCCACCGAGATATTCTGGACGCTGAAGCCGGGAATCAGGACTGTTCACCAGAAAATGACTCTTGATGATCTCAGTATAGCGAGTTCCACCTCTGGCATCACGCTCAAGCAATTTTTGAAGCTGAAAAGTCTCACGAAGAGAGTTGATAGTCGGACCAACAGCCTCAGTCAGATCAGCATACACATGAGAGTCGTGCACACCTTTTTCGACAAGACCGACAACGCGATCAAACGCAGGGGTGGCACCGCCCGGGGCAGTAGCGGTAAGACTCAAATCGAGCGAACCGGCTGCCATGTTCAGGCCGGTTTCATTAAAGAACATACCATAAGGCGTCACACCATGTTGCCAAGTAGTAGAAAAACCATCTCCATGAACAGGAGCTTCAGTACCCAATGGCAGCTGAACTCCAGGGCCCTTTTGAGGCCAAGGCAAACAAGAAGTGAAATAATCGTGGCGTTTCCCACGTTTGAGAAGGTTGTAATTCGTGATGTCGTCAGGGCCTTCGTCGTGTTCCACTTTGACAGAGTCCACCAAATTTTGATCTCGGAACCACTCGTCAAAAATCAGATTGTATCCTCGGAAAGGTAAGGCATTGACCGTAAGACCAGCAACGCCTGTAGGAAGGCCGAAATAATCGGCCAGAGAACCAATCGCAAAGCCATTGGTTATATCGGACTGAACCGTAGGAACAACAAAGTCCGTCGAATCACCTGGATTCTTTTGTTCGCCCATAAATTGCTGAAATTGATCCCAGACAAGGCGATTCGGAACGAAGAAGAAGAAAAAATCCATGAACATATTGTCCATAATCGGCACGATAGGAGTGTTGAGCCGCGCAATTGACGAAAGTTTGACGTTGAAGGTGTCTCCGGGCAGAATTTCGTCAACATAAATGGGGTAAATGAGATCAGGGTCAAGCGTCGTCTTGTACCCATGAGACCGCTTGAACGTTGAACGCTGGATGTTTGCAGAAGGAATTCTCGAGAATTCATGACTCATGACAGACTTTTGTCTATGTCTTTTGAATGGCATTTCTGGCCCTTTCGTAAGTAATGGTGTCACTCCGCACAGTTAATATCAAGTAGGTGAACTGTGCACGGCCTTACTCGGGCTTCGCCGAGTCAGGTCCGGGAGCCGCAACGAGCGGCGTACCAGCCTCTGTAGGAGGCGTTGAGGCAGTAGGCGCATCGGGAATAGGCTTGGGGCATAAACCCAGCTCCTGGGCCTCTGATAGATTCTGAGGGTCATCCAGGAACGAGAGCAATTGCCCAGGATCATTGTTAAACCTGGTACGCAGATGCGCAGGGAGCTTAGAAAACTCCATTTCCGCCTCAATTATGCGGTTTTTCATGTCATGAAAGTCCGTAGCATTGGTAAAATCACCATACTGAGCTTCATGAGCATTTGATTCGAGGAAACCCGTTACACGGTATTTCTTCATGACGTTGTTAATATCAACGTCGTTTTTGTGGTGCCCTTCCACCACCGAGCCTGCATCAGTAATGAACGATACACGCCGCGAGCCATTAGCTCGTTTGTTAATCACTTTTTTCATCTTATGTCCTTTCAAATGGAAAGAGGGGGCCACGTAACATACGCAGCCCCCAATGGTTAGAATCAGCAGATAAGAGAATAATCTCATCACG